CCTATCAGCAATGGATAGACGACGGCTGGGTAACCGCAACCCCTGGCACGGTCATTGACTACGAGTTCATCCAGCGGGATATACGCCAGATGGCAGACATGTACACCCTGAAGGAATTAGCGTACGACCCGTATAACGCGCTCGGGTTGGCCAACACCCTGGAGGAGACCTGGGGGTTGCCCATGGTGCTGCACCGCCAGGGCTTCGCTAGCATGAGCGAGCCGTGCAAGGATTTCGAAGCGCAGGTTGTCAGCCACCGCATCATCCATTCCGACAACCCAGTGCTGCTGTGGCAGCAGAACAACGTCGTAGTAGTGGAGGACGCTTCGGGCAACTACAAGCCAGACAAGAAGGCGAGCCGCAAGCGCATCGATGGCATAGTGGCTAGCATCATGGCAGTGGGGCGCGGGTACCTTGCGGTGCACGAGCCGGACAGCATATACGAACAGCAGGGTATCCACACCATAGGAGGGTGACCATGGCAAAGCCTGACATCAGGGATGTGCACATCTACGGCGGACTGGCCCTGGCAGCGTGGGGCGCCTACGTGCAGTTCGGCGCTGGTGCTTGTATGTTGCTGGTTGGTGCAGCCTTTTGGTATGTAGGCGTCCACCGCATGCGCACGCGATAGGAATCCACCACATGGGAATCTTCAGCAACCTGGAAGGGAACTGGCCGCCCCCTGTCCATGACGACTTCTGGTATGGCCCCATCGGCTGGCAAGGGGCAGACAGTGGGATGCAGGTGACGCCGGAAACGGCAGTCACCTATTCTGCTATATGGGCTGCGATAAACATTGTCGCGGGCACCCTGGGCAGCCTACCCGCCATCATGTACAGGCGTCGCGGTGGAGGCAGGGGTCGCGACAGGGCAGACGACCACCCCCTCTATCCGCTGATGCGCTGGCAGCCCAACCCGTGGCAGACCGCCATGGAGTTCTTTGAAATGGGCCAGACCCACGTCATGCTGCGCGGCAACGCTGTCACATGGGTGCAGCGTACAGGCACCAACGTGACCGCGCTCATACCGTGGGATCCCGACATGGTGCGCATGGAGTTCATCAACGGGAACCTGTTCTACAAGCTGGACAAGACCATGGGCGGGCACCACCTAGTGCCCATGGAGGATATCTGGCATGTGCGTGGCCCGCACGCGCGGGGCCTTTGGGGCATCAGTCCCATAGCAGCGCACGCGCAGGCTATCGGCCTCGGCATGGCCGCCGAAGCCTATGGCGCCAGGTTCTTCCGTAACAACGCGTCGCCCACAGTGGTGTTGGAGCACCCGTCAACCTTGAGCGCCACCGCGCGCAAGAACATCACCGATAGCTGGGTCACTGCGCAGGGTGGCCGCAATCAGCACAGCGTGGCCCTGCTGGAAGAGGGCTTGGCTATCAAGAAGCTGGGGGTCACGCCCGAGGAGGCGCAGTTCCTAGCCACCCGCGCGTTCAGCATCACCGACGTGGCGCGCATATACAACGTGCCCGTCCACTTGCTCAAGGAGTTGACGAACAGCCACTTCAACAACGTGGAGCAGCAGAACCTTGAGTTGGTGCGTGACACCGTGCGCCCGGTGGCCACACGCTGGGAGCAGCAGGCTACCCGCACCTTCTGGCCTATGGGCGCAGGCGGCATATTCATGGAGTTCCTGATTGACGCCCTACTGCGCGGCGACGTAAAGACACGGCAGGAAGCGCAGGAAATACGCTGGCGCAGCGGCGCGCTGACGCTGAACGAGTGGCGGGCCAACGAGGGCGACAACCCCTACGACGGCGAGATGGCTGAGGTGGGCGACGCTGCATGGGTGCCCGCCAACATGATGCCAGCCACGCTGGCCCTGGACCCGCCCGAGCCGGAGCCCATACCGATAGCTGGCGACGATGACGACGACGACGAGGCAGGGGAGGAAGACGCTCGGTACCTGGAGCACCGTGGGGCGGCCGAGGTGGCCACGCTCAACAAGGGGCAGAAGCGCAGCCTAGCCACGCGCGTGCGCCTGCGGGGCACGTTCCACAAGCTGCTGCGGCGCACAGCCCAGCACGTAGTGGACCGCGAGGTGAAGTCCATGGGCCGCGCCTTAACTGCGCGCGCTGGTGACCGTGAGGCGTTCCTCGTGCGCGTGGCCAGCTACTACGAGGGGTTCGAGGCGCAGGCGCGCAACCTATACCGCCCGACGATTGAAGCATACGCTGAGCAGTCCTACGCCACGGCCAGCCGCGAAGTAGGTGGTGATGGCGACATGGCTGAGGACGACCAGGCCATGGTCGGCCAGTATGCCGCCACGCTGGCCCTGCGCCACGTTAGCAGCAGCCGTGGCCAGCTTGAGGCGTTAGCCCAGGAAGAGGAATGGGAGGCTGCGGTAACGGAGCGGCTGGAAAACTGGCAGGCCACCCGCGCGAAGAAAGTTGCGGATAGGGAGCAGGTGCAGACGGCCGAGTTCTTCACGCTGCTGGCATACGCAGCCCTGTCGGTCACGAAGATTCGCTGGGTTACGTTCGGTCCTAACTGTCCGCTGTGTAACCGCCTGAGCGGCAAGGTGGTGGGCACCCAGGAAGCATTCGTGGCACAGGGTGAGGAGTTGGTGGGCGACGAAACCACGCGGATAACCCCGCGCCGCATTGTGCGGCATGCGCCGCTGCACAAGGGGTGCAACTGCGCGATAACTGCTGAGGAGCAAGGATGATGACCGAAGACAAGTGGCTTGGTGGCGTGGAGGTGCGCGCGTACCCTGTGGAGGACCTGATCGTTGAGGAGCGCGCAGGTGTGCCTATGCTGCGGGGCCTGGCCGTACCGTACAACAAAACGAGCGAGGACCTGGGCGGCTTCAGGGAGGTCATTGCCCAGGACGCCGCGCGCGCTGACGTGGAGAGTGGCAAGCCTATCGCCATGCTGTGGCAGCACGACCCCAGCCACCCCATCAGCAAGACGACCGCGCGCGTGAGCCCGCTGCAGTTGGAGAACACTTCCGACGGTGTGCGCTTTTTACAAGAAGCGCGCAGCCTAACTGCCGAACAGCGTATGCGCATTGAGGACGGTGTGGTGGACACCATGTCGTTCGGGTTCCGCGTGTCGAAGGCTGCGCACGAGAAGTGGGAGGAGCTGACGGGTGGCCGTTTCCTGCGCACGGTGCTGCGCATGTCGCTGCTGGAGATCAGCCCCGTGACCTTCGCAGCCTACAGGCAGACCAAGGTGGCCGTGCGCTGCGCTGCGCATCACGGCATCACGTTGCCAGGGGCACCCGAAGACATGGTCACCGACCCGGCAGCGGAGTTCCTGCGCTCGCAGGAGCGGCGTCTTGAGTTGGCATTGCTGGGCGGGGCGCTGTAGCTTATGCGCAATCAAGGGCAGCAGGGGGGCAGCGGAAAGGCTGCGCACAGACGGGCCATCCACCTTCCAAGCTGCAGTGGACCTTTACGAGCCCCCATAGGGAGGCAACAGAAATGACCCCATTGCAGAAGCTACGCAAGCGGATGGAGGAAGCAGAGGAGCGCGCACGCGCCCTGCTGCGCACCGCCGCCGAAGACGCACAGCGCGCCTTTACGGAGGCGGAGCAAACGGAGTACGACGAAGCGATTGGTGAAGTGCGCACCCTACGCGCATCGATCACCAACCTGGAGGCAGCCAGGGACCTCGGGATTACCGGGGCGGCCCCCACGCCACCCACGCCAAGCGACGAGGACCTGACCGACGAGCAACGCGCAGCGGTGCTGGCTGCGCAGGGCGGCGCGGAACTGGTGACCGACGTGCCGGACGCGGTGGTGCTGGACGAAGCGGAGCGCGGGTTCCCCGACTTCTCCCAGTTCCTGGAGGCCGTCACCCGCGCGTGCACACCTGGCACGCCAGCCGACCAAGTGGATCGGCGCCTGTTCGCGCTCAACGCCAACGGCGGACACTTCGGCGACGAGGTGCTTACGCGCCGCGCTGCCATGCCCGCCGAGTTGCGTGCCCCCACGGGGCAGAGCACGGGCGTGCCGTCGGACGGTGGGTTCCTGGTCCAGAAGGACCACAACGACCAACTCGTCAAGAAGGCTTTTGACGACAGTGTGGTGTTGTCCCGCGTCACGAACCAGCCCATCAGCGGCAACGCCAATGGGTACAAGCAGGAGTTCATCGACGAGGACAGCCGCGTGGACGGCAGTCGTCACGGCGGATTGCTTGCGTACTGGCAAGGTGAGGCTGACGCCTACACCGCCAGCAAGGCGAAGACCTATCCGTTCGAGGTCAACGTCCACAAGCTGACCGGCCTGGTGTACCTGACCGACGAAAGCATGCAGGACGCAGGTGCGCTTTCGGCGGCTATCCTGCGGGACATGCCCGCAGAGCTTCGCTGGAAGGCCGAGTCGGCCATCTGGGAAGGCAACGGTGTGGGTATGCCGTTGGGCGTGCAGGGGCACGCTGCGCAGGTGGAGATCGCCAAGGAGGGCTCACAAGCTGCGGACACCGTGGTTGCGGGCAACGTCTACAAGTCGTGGGCGCGCATGTTCAACCTCCTCGGCGCCGCATGGTACATCAACCAGGATGTGTGGCCGCAGTTGTTCAGCCTGGCCGACGCCAACGGCAACAGCATCTATCTGCCCGGTGGCGTGATTGCCGGGGCGCCGTTCGGCACATTGCTGGGCCGCCCGATCTTCCCGTGGGAGCATGCGGAAACGGTCGGCGACGCCGGTGACTTCAACTTCATCGACTGGTCGCAGTATATGTTCGTCACCAAGGGCGGCATCCGTGGCGACAGCAGCATTCACGTTCGGTTCCTCAACGGCGAGCAGGTTCTGCGCTTCACGTGGCGGGCAGGTGGCCAGCCCATGTGGCGCAAAGCCCTCACGCCTGCCAAGGGCTCGAGCACACAGTCACCCTTCCTCCGCATCGCCGTCCGCACCTAATCAGCAACGACGGCAGCAAAGGAGCAAATCATGGCAGCACATGGATTCCCGATCGCGGAAGGTGGGCACGTCGTCAACGCCATGGCCCCGATCGACATTACCGGGGGCGTGTTCAGCGACGTGTGGAGCATGGCGCATTACGACCACTGCACCATCATCGTGGCGATCGGGGTAAGCGCAGCAGCGTTTACCAAGATCATCGTCAACGCCTGTGACGACTTCACTCCGTCGACACGGGTGCCCATCGCGTATGGGCTGTACGGCGAGGAAACCGCAGCGGGCGACACGCTCGGTGCGCGGGAAGAAGTTGCGGCCACAGGCAAGACGCCAGCCGCAGCCGACGGTATCTTCTACGTCATTGAGATCGACGCAGACCAGTTGCCGGACGGCAGTCCCAACCTGGAAGTCAGCCTGACCAACGGCGCGAACAGCGTCATTGCGTCGGTGCTGGCCATCCTTTCCGGGTCTCGCTACGGCGATCGTACCGCGACCGCCATCGCGTAGGCGGGTAGCTTGCGCAAGTTCACCTGGAGGGGGTTGGGCCACGCGCCTGGCCCCCTCCTTGTTTCTTCTGCAGCATAGGAGCAATCATGCTGGTATGTATCACACAGGGCAGCGAAGCAGGCATGGTCAAGGACCTGGACGCGTTCGGTGGCCGCCACGCTGTGGCTACTGGGTTCGCGCGCTTGGCGACCAAGGACGAAGCCAAGGCGCACGACAAGGCTGCCAAGGCGCACGTCAAGGCCGAGAAGGCCACGGAGGCTGCTGCGGCCAAGGCGGCCAAGGGCAAGGGCAAGAAGGAGACTCGCGAGCTTGAAGGCGAGAGCAGCTAACCTGCGGAGGGTGGTATGTGGTCAACGAGTGATGATCTGGGCATAGGCTGGTCGCTGGGCCTGGTCACGGAAGCGGCAGCGGTGGTGCTGGACCGCGAAGAGGCCAAGCGTCATATCCGCGTATTGCACACGGACGACGACACGTACTTGGACGCACTGCTGCCAGCAGTGGAGGACCAAGTGCAGCGTGAGCTAGGCCGCGCGCTGGTGGACCAGACTTGGGATCTGAAGTTTGACTTCGGGTTCCCTGCTGCGCGTATTGTGCAGATGCCGCTGCCGCCCCTTAGCAGCGTGACCAGCATTACGTACACAGACCAGGACGGCGCCCCGCAGACCTTCGCAGCCAGCAAGTACCATGTGCGCACCAACGGCGAGGGGCACGGCCAGGTGGCGTTGAACGAGAACGAGGTGTGGCCCGAGGTGGACAACATCATGGATGCTGCGGTGTTCAAGTTCGTGGCGGGCTACGGCGCCAACCCGAACACGGTGCCGCAGGGTATACGCGCCTGCATGTGGCTGCTGGCCGCGCACTACTACGAAAACCGCGAGCCGGTGGTTACGGGCACAATCGCCACCAAGATACCGTTCAGCTACGAGCGCCTCATGTACACGTACAAGAACGTGATCTTCTAATGCCCGTGTCCTCCAGGGCGGGCGCGTACCGCTACAAGGCCAGCGTGGAGCGCGACACGCCCACCCAGGACACTGATGGCCATGAGACGCCCGCATGGGCCGAGGTGGCCACGGCCTGGTGCAGCATAGAGCCAGCCGAGGGGCGCGAGTTCCTTGCGGGGGCCGCCCTGGTGGGCCGCCAGCCCGTGGACATAGGGATGCGCTACGACTCACGCTTTGCGGCTATGGCGCCGGACAAGTGGCGCATCGTATACGCAGGTGTCACGTACGACATCGTGAGCGTGGTGAACGTAGGCGGGCGCAACATCAAGTTCGCCATCCTGGCAGCCACCGGCACGGCAATGGCCAATGAGTAGCATCACGCTGGACGCCGACACGAAAGCGGTCGCTGCCGCCCTCAACCGCATACCCGCCAAGCTGCGCGGGGCAGCCTTACGCAAGGCGGTGCTGGCTGGTGGCGAGGAGATTGCCGTGGCCGCGCGCGTGAACGCGCCATACCGCAAGGGCAAGCTGCGCCGCGCAATCAAGGCGCGGATATTCAGCGCGAAGAGCGGCTTCGCTGTGGCCAACGTGTCGTGGAGGTCAGGCAAGGCCAGCCGCACGAAAGCGTTCTATGGCCTGTTCAGCGAAGTGGGCACGAAGGAGCGCACGCGCAAGAGTGGCGGGCGTACTGGGAGCGTGGACGCGAAGCCCTTTCTTGTGCCAGCGTTCGACCGCCGCAAGGACATAGCAAAGGAAGTGGCGCGTAAGGCGCTGGCCGATGAACTGCAGAGGCTGCCGAAGCCCCGGAAGAAGAGGAAAGCCAAGTGAGTATGGAAGACCTCGTGTACGCGCGGCTGGCTGCAGACGCTCCGTTCGGCGCTTTGGCTGCGGACAGGTATTATGCTGTGGAGAAGCCAGCCAACGCCACAGCCCCGCACGCAGTGGGCGAGGTGCTCAGCGAAGTGAGGCCGCAAGCTATGGGCAGCGCACCCGGCAACGTGCAAGCACGGCTGCAAGTGGCTAGCTTTGCGGACAGGCCCGCTGGTGCCCGCGCCTTAGCTGCAGCGGTGCGCACGTCGCTGCATAGGTGGCGGGACGCTGGCAGCACGCCTGTCATTGAGGATGTGTTTCTGGAAAACGCTCGTGAGTTTTGGGACCAGGCTGCCGGGCTGTTCGTGAAGGAGCAGGACTACCTAGTGTTCTACAGGGAGTAGGGCGATGGCACAGTACGTACAGACCAACAGCGGGCTCCTAGTGGCTGGCCTAGACCTGTCCGCTGACGCCGATGTGGGGTTCAACGCTGTAGGGCTAACCCTGGGCTCGGAGGCTGTGCAGGCTAACCGCTACGTGAACTCAGGCGCGAACGCTGCGCAGGTGACCCCTGGGCTGAAGACTGCCCAGGTAGAGGCCGAAGGATATTTCAGCGAAGTGGAGGACGCAGCCCTGTTCGGTGGCTTCACCGAAACCACGCCAGGCTCCGCCCTTGACGGGTTCGCTGTCACCATATGCCCAGAAGGCAGAGCCGACGGCGACCCCGCGTATTTCATGCGGGCCACGCAGGGCCAGTACCAGCCGATGGGCAGCGGCGAACTGGGGGATATGCTGCGGTGGAAGCTGAGCGCCAGCGTGCGCGCCATCATGGAGGGCGCCCCTGACCAGTGGCCAGGTGCGGCCATCAAGGGCACGGTGGCCATGGACGTCCTGGCTGCGGGCACGGGCGCGCAGGCGGGGCAGCAGCTTGGGGCCTTATCCGCCACGCAGCGGCTATGGGTAGCGGTGCACCTGTTTGACGCTGCCGGTGCAGTGGGCTTCGACATCGAGAGCGACGACAACGGTGGGTTCACTACAGCCACCCAACGCATAGACGTGCCCGATATAACCGTGAGCGGTTCGTGGGCGGGCACGGTGCTGGGCGCCATCACGGATGACTACTGGCGCGTGAACATCATAAGTGGCAGCGGCGTAGACGCGCTGATTGCTTTCGGGATTCTGTAACCGCGCAAGGTATGCGCACTTCTTAGGAGAACAGTACAATGGCCGCATTCGTATTCACCGACGCGTACTACCTGCTGGTAGCGGTGGACCTGTCCAATGACCTGCAGTCGGTGGCTATTGACATCGGCTCGGAACTGCAGGACAACACCGTGATGGGTTTCGCTGCTCGCAGCAACATTCCTGGCCTGCTAACAGGGGGCGCGCAGGTGACGTTCCTGCAGGACTTTGCTGCCAGCGACGTGGACGCAACCATCTTCCCGCTGGTGGGCACTACCTTCCTCAACGAGTTCCGCCCCACCAGCGCAGCACTGGGCGCCACGAACCCAGCTTACACGCTGACCGCGTGCATCCCCGATGGTGGGTATCGCCCGCTAGGGGGCAGCGTGGGCGACATGGCAACCGCCACCCTGAACCTGATGAACGCGGCAACCGCTGGGTTCCAGCGCCTGACCGTATAAGCTGCGCGGTGTCGTGCGTAAAAAGCTGCGTCGCTGGGGGCGCAGCAGGGGGTGGCCATGGTGTGGCTGCGCTGGCCCCCCTCGCACGGCACCGTGTCTCGTACCCAGACCCCAGCATCATAGGAGCAGCTAAATGAGTGACACGGACACCGGCACACTACTGTCGGCTGGCGCCATCCTGGCGCAAACGGAACTCGTGCGCGAGCGCGTGGAGTGCCCCGAGTGGGGCGGTCACGTGTACATGCGCGCCCTGACGGGCGACGAGCGCGACGACTGGGAGGCCAGCATCCTGGCCGAGCCCGACAAGAAAGGAAACCGAAAGGTCATCATGAAGGGGGCGCGCGCCAGGTTGTGTGCGCTAGCCACTTGCGACGCAGGCGGGGCGCCGCTGTACACGATGCAGGATGCCCCGCAGCTTGGCCGCCTGAACGCGCAGGCGTTGGCCCGGTGCTTTGACGTGGGGACACGCCTTAGCGGGCTGACTGAAGACGACATGGAAGAACTCATGGGAAACTTAGGGGACACCCCAGCGCCCGAAGCTGGCTCCGAATAGCAGAGGCGGTGGGGGCACCAGTATGGTGGTGCAAGCGCAATATACCTGCCAACGAGTTCGCAATGTGGCAGGCGGAGTTTCGGTTGCGTAACGAAGAGCAGGCGCAGGCTAACATGGCCGCAGGGGTGGGCGGCGCACTGTAGGGGGTACCGTGGCAACACTCGCAAGGCTAGACATCGTCATCACCGCCAGCACTGGGCAGCTAATGCCAGGGCTGAAGGGAGCGACGAATGGCCTACAGGGTGTGGAGCGGCAGGCTACGCGCACCAAGCGCACCCTCGGTGGGTTAGGCGCAGCGTTCAAGGCGGTCTTCGCTGCTGCCATAATCCGGCAGATAGCCCGCGCGTCTGTGGCAATCTTCAACCTGGGCGCCAGCGTGGAGGAGACCCAGAGCAAGTTCAGCACCGTATTCGCCAAGAGTGCTGACGATGTGCAGCAGTTCCTTGACGTGTTCGCCAACAAGGCGGGCCTCACCAACAGGGAGGCACAGAACCTACTCGCCACCACGGGAGCCATCGCGCAGGGTATGGGCTTCGCAGTGGAGGCGTCAGCAGCTTATGCAAAAGAAGTGGCCGTGCTGGCTGCCGACATTACCAGCTTCAACGATGTGGCTGGCGGTACGGCTGTGGTCATTGAGGCCATCAACGCTGCTGCTGCGGGCGAGCGCGAGCGCCTGAAGCAGTGGGGCATTCAGATCCTGGACGTGGACGTAAAGACGCGCGCCCTGATGGACACGGGCAAGACTGCCGCCAGCGAGTTAACTGCGCAGGAAAAGGTGGCGGCCACGCTGGCGGTTATCTACGACCGCGTGGGTGTGGCCGTGGGCGACCTTGACCGCACTCAACTGTCCGCAGCTAACACCGCGCGGCGGGTATCTAGCAGGCTCCGCGAGATAGGGGAAACGGCGTCGTCGGCAGTGCTGCCCATATTCGGGCAACTGCTGGGGGCCTTGGACGACAACGCCAGCGCGTTTGATGCGGTGACCGAAGCCATTGGCGTGGTGGGCCGCGCCATCAACGTAGGCATTGCGTGGGTGCAGCTATTCGGCGTTACGCTGGCTGTTATGGCAGCGAAGTCCGAGGTGGTGTGGGCCAAGGTAAAGGACGCCGCATCTAAGGCGCTGCTGGGATCCGGGGTCGCCGGTATCCTCCTGCGGTTTGAGGAGTTCATGCAGGGGTTGTCGCCAACGGTGCAGGCCATACTCGGGCTCAACCCCATAGTAGCCAGCGCCCGTGGCTTGGCCAGCCTGGTTGAAAGCGACACGGGCCTGGCCGTGACGATAGCCGAAGGCAACTTCCTGCGCATGCAGCGCAGCGCCGAGGAGTCTGCGGAGGGTATCCTGAAAGCCCTGAACGCAGCCTTGACGCAGTCTGGCGTAGTGGTACCGGACAGGCCCGCGCGCGAAGGCGCGGACCAGGCTGCCAAGGACGCAGCCAGGCTGGCTGCAATTCTCGGCAAGGTGCAGTCCGGCCTACGTGAGATCGCTGCCATGGAGGGCATAGACGCACCGTTCGACCTGGCCAGGGAGCGCATCAAGCTCATAGAAGGTGCGGTGCGCAGCTTGGCTGCTGCTGGGCTCACCAACACCGTGGAGTTCGTGGCGTTCCGCGAAGAGTTGGAGCGGCTGCGCATAGGCATAGTGATTATCGAAGGTATTGAGGAAGCGGCTGAAGGGCTTGAGGGCACGGTAAAGAACACGACCGAAACCGTTAGCAAGCTAGAGGCTGCGGCCACCAGCTTTGCCGACAACTTTGCAGACCGCATGGCGGATTCGCTGCGCGAGGGCGCGTCCGCATGGAAAGGGTTCGCGGACTCGGTCATCGTGGAGCTGAACAGGATAGCAGTTAAGCTGGCCATCATCAACATCGTCAGGTCGCTTGCCCCTGAGAACGACACCCTGCTCAGCATCGTAGGCGCCAACCCCAAGGGCAGGGCCACGGGTGGCCTGCTAACCCCCCTCAAGCCAGTGAAGGTGCACAGGGACGAGGTCATTGTACCTTTGGTGCCCAGCATGGCTATACCTGCCAGCGTGGCTGCGCGTGGCGGTGGCGGGGGTGGTGGCCCACAGGTCAGCATCCACATACCGCTGAGCATCCAAGCCCTAGACGGCCCCGGTGCCAGGCAGGCAGGTGAACAGCTACGCCCGCTGATCGCAGAAACCGTTGTAGACGCGATGCGCAACTCAGGCGCATTCCGCCGGACACTAGGTAGATAAATGGCCACTTTCCCGCGCACCATATTGCCGAACCAAGTCAAGCCCGTCAAGGTGCCTGGCGGCCTGGTGTCTATCGGTACCACGGGTGGCGTGCAGCTAAGGGGCAACGTGCGCGCGGGGCGTACCTGGGAGGAGCGGTGGTGGGCGCTGCAGGCTGGCGAAGTTGACGAGGAAGTGCTGCAGGCATTTGTGGAAGAGCACTACAATACCCCCGCCACCTTTGACATCGTGCACAGGTTGCTGCCAGGCTGCGGGAAGGCGCCCAACGGCGCAGGCGGCGGCACCCCCTTGGTGGCGGGCGCGTCTGAGGCGGGCAACAGCATTGCGACCGACGGGTGGCCCTTCACCACTACGGTCATGCGGCGAGGCGACTGCTTCAAGATAGCTGGCCTCAACCAACTGTTCCGCAACATAAACGCGGATGTCGTGAGCGACGGAGCCGGGCTGGCCACCGTGAACCTGAACCCACCCATACTGGTGGGCAGCAGCCCAGCCAACGACGCAGCCCTGACGCTCGTGGACAACACCATGCGCGCCATCATCATTGACTACGACATGCCGTCCGCCGACGCTGCTGAGTTCCTCTCGCTAACGGTGCGCTTCAGGGAGGCACCGTAATGTCCCGCACCTTAACCGGCGCCATGCAGACTGCGCTCGAGGCTGCGGAAGGCTACGCGGATGTGTGGCTGCTGGAGTTGAACAGCAGCGGGGGCACGCTGCGCTACTGCGACAAGACGCAGGATATAACGCATGGCGGGCAGACGTGGGTGGGTATAGGCGGCGTCATGTCTTTCTCGCCGCCGCCCGAAACTACGGACCTGTCAGCGCAGGCTATGCGCCTAGCCCTGTCGGGCGTGGACACGGGCGTGATCGCAGTGGTGCTGGGCGACAACATGCGGGGGCGCACTGCGACCGTGCACTGGGGCCAGCTTGACCTTGCCACGGGGGCGGTGGTGGTTGACCCCCTTGAAGTGTTCACTGGCCTGCTGAATGATCAGTGGCGCATAACCCACGAGCAGCGTGACGACGGGCCAGGCACAGCCACGGTATCCACCACGGTTGTGTCCAGGCTGTCGCGTGCGCTGCACCCCCGCCAGGTGCGCACCAACGTCACATCGCACGACGCCATGCTGGACCGCGCTGGCCTAACGCTGGGCGACAAGCTGTTTGAGTTCGTGCCGCTCCTGGCTAATAAGGTGCTCATCTGGGGCGGGCATAAGGTGACGATGGTAGGCCCCGACCAGGGCGGCGGCGACCCAACCCGCGACGGGGACGACATCGTATGGTGATGACCCGCGTGCACGGCTGGGAGGCTGCGCTGGTGCGCTTTGCTAGCGCGCAGGTTGGCCGCGCTTTTGAGTACGGTCTGACCGACTGTGCCAGCCTGGCCTTCCGTGGCTTGGGGGTCATATACAAGGTGCCCCCTGTGCCCGCCATGCTGTACCACACGTCATGGCAGGCCCGTGGCGCCTTCAAGGCCCTGGAGGGTGGTGTGCCCCCATGGCTGGCCCTGCACGGTGCCGTGGAGTTGACACGCTACTACGTGCAAGCGGGTGACGTGCTGGTGTTGCCCAGCGACACCGACGGGTTCCCCTCACTCGGCATAGCGGCGTCGGTCAGCAAGGTGCTGCTATCGTCCAAGGAGCGAGGCCCGTATATGCTGCGCACCGAGAACCTGCCTGACGGCGCTACCGTGTGGAGGTTCGCCTAAAATGGCTGACAGCGGTTTCGGGCGCTTTGTGGGCTCGGTGGCGGGCGTGGTGGGCCTTGCCATGGGCGGCTGGGTAGGGGCTGGCATATTCCTGGCAGGGGCCGCGCTGCAGTACGCATTCCGCAGACGCCCAGGCGCACCAAGTGAAGTGCCCAACAGGCAACGCAACGTCAATGCGCAGGTTAGCGGCAGCGACGCCAGCCTGCCTGTGGTGTATGGCGAAACGGTCATTGGGGCCAAGGTGCTGGATATCCGCAACAGCCCCACTGACCCCAACGTCCTGGTCATGGTGGTGGCGTTCAATTTGGCGGGTGAGGACGGCGGCGGCTGCGGCCCGATCGGCTCCATCTACTTCAATGACACCTTGGCCATCCAGGTCCCGGTGTACGAGAGCGAGCCCGTTACGGGGTCCAGCATCCAGCCTCCATGGCGGCCTGCAGGTGGGGGTACCTTCGGTGTAGACCAGTGGCTGAAGTATGGCCTGCACAGCGGCGCTGACAGCCAGGTGGTGGACTCGGAACTGGACAGCGTGTTCACTGCGTACGACAGCACGCACGAGGGCATGGGCGTCCAGTACCTAGTGCTCTGGATGTATCTGAACGACGAAGCCTGGCCAGGCGGGGTGCCCAAGGTCACGGCCCTGGCGCGCGGCGTCCAGGTACACGACCCACGCCCCGTGGCTGACACCACCTGGCAGAACGGGCAGAACCCCATCCTGGCGGCGCGTGACTTCATGCGCTCCACGCGGTATGGTATGGGTATCCCCGACGCCAACATCCTGGCGTCATCGGTGACGACCGAAGCCAACTACTGCGAAGAGACCCCAGCGGTGCCGGGTGGCACCCAGCAAAGGTTCACACTGAATGGGTTCATCGACCCCGCGCTTGGGCAGCAAGCGAACCTGGACCGCATCTTATCCACATGCAGAGGCAGGGTAGTGGACGAGGGGGGCGTGTACCGCTTCGTCATCCACCGCGTACAAGCTGCGGAGACGTTTGAGCTAAACGAAACCAACATCCTGGGCTTCTCGGAGTTCTGGCGTGCGGGTGCGCGCGAGGCCCCCAATGTCATGGCGGCCACCTATGTGGACGCGGACGGCGACTATCAGACAGACGAGGTGCAGTTCCCGGCGCCAGGGGTTGCCAACGGGTTCCTGACCGCAGACAACGGGCAACTGAACGAGGCGCAGATAGACCTGCCCCTGTGCACCGACAGGTATCAGGCCGAGCAAACCGCGCAGACGCTGCTGAAGGAAACCAGGGCCGATGCAGGTTGCCTGCTGATCGCCACGCGCGAAGCCCTGAAGCTGGCTCACGGCGACGTGGTAAAGGTTACGCACAGCACGCCTGGCTGGACCGCGAAGGAGTTCTGGGTCGAAGCCATTGGCGTGACGCCTGACAGCGGCGAGATCCAAGTGCTGCTGCGTGAGTACGATGCCACAGCATACACGCTGGACAGCCTGGCGACGAAGGACGCGCCGCCAGGTACCGACCACCCCAGCCCCCTGCCACCCAACGTCACCATCCTGGGCGAAGATGCACGCAGCACCGGCAACGAGGGTGGTGGCAGCAGCGGTGCGCAAGGCTGGGAGCGTGAGCTATCGCTGCTGATCGGCGCATCGTGCCGCAGCATACACGTAGTCTACAGCTTCATCCGCCCACACACGGCTGCGGACCAGCCGCCGCCGAGCACTACTGTCGACCGCGAGTACGACAAAGATGTAACCCCAGGCACCGACGTGCTCGTGCATGTGCTGGAGGATGGCTTGGGCGCGGCGCAGACATTCCTTGCACAAGACGACGCGGGCACCACCATATTCGACGGCAGCTTCTTCGTTACCGTGACGCCCTATGACGACACGGGTGGTGAAGCTGGCAGCGGCGCGGCTGGGCAGATTAGGTCAACCCTCACCCGCAGCCTCTTCGACTACGACAACGTCGGCGCGCGGGTTATAGACAGCACCGGGCAGGCGTTCGCCGTCCGCGACCTCAACCTGGCCAGCAGCCTAACCGCGACCCAAGCTGCCAGCGGCGCCGTGACGCTAGCCGCCCCGGCAGCAGGCAGTACCCTGGGCGGGCTCACTGACGTAACGATATCGGCCGTAGGTACGGGCGAGATACTGGCGAAGTCGGCAGGCGATTGGATCAACCGCACGTTGGCCGAGGCTGGCATATCCGCAGTAGGGCACGCGCACTCGGCGGCCGACATCACCAGTGGTGTGCTGGTGGTGGCACAGGGCGGCACAGGCGTGGCCTCGCCGACTGTGGGTAACCTGCTGGTCGGGGCAGGGGCTAGTGCCATGACGCAGCTAGCCTTCAGCACTGCTGGTGGCTTTGTGCGCAGCAGCGGCAGCGCGTGGGTACGCAGCACCATCCAGGACAGCGACATAGCAGCAAGCGCCGTGACCCAGCACGAGGCTGCGCTTACGGTGCTGGAGAGCCAGATCACGGACGGCAGCCTATTAGCTAGGCTGGCAGCAGCGGAGACGGTTACCGCGCAGTGGAAGTTCAACGCTCGGCTACAACTGCAACACGAGACCGGCGACCCCACTGGCACCGCTGGCTATCACACCCTATGGGGCGAAGCTGGCCCCACCATGAAGTTCCGGGACGGCACGGGCACCGTCAGCACCATCGCCGTGCTGGGGCACGTACACACAGCTGGCGACATCACGAGCGGGATACTAGACGAGGCTTTCGGCGGCACAGGCGTATCTAACCCGACTGCAGGTAACCTGCTAGTGGGTGCGGGGGCCTCTGCCATGACGCCCCTAGCTCCAGGCGCGGACGGTGCGTTCGTCAAGTCCGCCTCCGGCGCATGGATCAGGGCTTCTATTACGGCTGGCGACCTGCCGAGCCACACGCACAGCGCCACCCAGATAACCGCTAGCACGTTCTCGGGTTCGTTCACGTTCGCCGACACGCTCGCGCTGGACAGCGCGTCCCTCAACTTTACCAACACAGCCACGAACGACAACTTCCTGGACTGGGGCGGCAGCGGCATCAGTGTGCTGCGCAAGACCACCGACCAGGGCGGGCTCGGCATCGGCGCCGACTCGTCCATCATGATATCCGCAGGTGATACGCTGGTTGCGAATCTGGCGGGCGCGGGAATCGTGGCTGCTACCTCAGCCGAGAACCTGTACATGGTCGCGGACGCGGCGGTCATTATCGCGTCCAACACGCAGACCAACTGGGCGTCACGGAATGAGTGGGTGTTCACGGCGGCGGGCGTCACCCAACTACCCGCCGCATTGACGGCACTGTACGG